GGAGAGCTTAAAAAGAAAAAGGTTGACACGTCCTAACTTATTAGTGTAGTTGGGGTTCCGGAGGTTACTCATGCCATTAAGTAAAGAAAAGATGCGAATATACGCACAGAACCGGAGGGACGAAGTTCGGCAACAGAAAGCTCTCGCAAAATCCAAGGTAGGTCGTGTCTCGAAAGACTCAGAAATCCTCGACAACTTCAATGGAATAAAAGAAAACAATCTATCCAAGAAAGAAGAGAAACAGGCGATGTCCCAGTCTGAGGCTGAAGAACTGTCAATCCTCGGTAACGACGATGAAGCCTACAAGCTTCTTAAGGACATGCGGTGGATTTATCGTACAGTCGGTGGTCGCCGGAAGCTGAAGAAGTTGATGAAGGAGGATGACAAACAGTTCATCACCATGATGAAAGAGATGTTCAAGATGGAATCCGCTATCATGGCATCGAAGTTAAAGAGGGGGGACGGGATGGGCGGGGGAGACCCCAGCTACTTTGTTATCTTAAAAGGACTCCACGACACCCCGGTTGCAGAGCAAACCACCGATGGACTGGATACCCGCCAGATAGAACATGCCATCAATCCGAACTCAGACTTGGTTCCCATAGAGACCGAGCCGGAACCGGATAGTCCGCCGGAAATCATTAAGCCAATCGAAACCATATCACAGGAGAGTGCATGATAAAGGAATTCAGAGGGCAGAAGTTTGAATTCATGGATACAAAGTCGGCTCCTCAGTTGGTAGAGGAAATCTTCTCAGACAACTACAAGGTGTTTGAGAAAGGAATCGAGTTCCGGGACGGGGACGTTATTGTTGATGTCGGTGCTAACGAAGGCTTCTTTTCTATCATGATCGCCAAGCTTTTCCCGAAGACCCGCGTCATAGCTATCGAGCCCATCCCAAAGACCGTAGCCACCTTAAGCAAGAACATAGTTTTAAACTCCACCCTGAACGTTGAGGTCTTCCCTTATTGTGTTTCAGCGCCGGGGCAGAAGGCGGTGAAATTCATCGTGTCGAAAGACTTCTCCGGGGGGAGCACCAGCAAGTGCACATTTAATCCGGAACATCACTACGAGGTCGAAGTACCGGCCTTCCCATTGGATCAGGTCTTTGATATCTTACGCATTGACCGTTGCAGACTGATGAAGATGGACATCGAGGGAGCAGAGTATGAGGTGCTCTATCCGTCCAGCGTCCTCGAAAAGACGGACTACTTTACGGGCGAGATTCATACTAATCTCCGACTGGAGTGTGAGGGCAGGCGCATGGTTGGGCTTGCGAGCTGGATATCGAACCGGACGCAGTGCATCCATTTAGAGCCTTGTAATATGTGTGAATAAAAGGAGGGAGCTTGATACCTACAGAAACATGGGTTTTACCAAGACCAAGAAAAAATAAATACAGAGGAGGGTTCCCGCTGCACTTCGAGAAGAAGCTATGGAGATTGCTTGGATGCCCTGAAAAGGTTTTGCACCCATTTGGCGGAGCAGCTGAGATTGGCGACAGATTAGACCTTGTTCCAGAAACCAACCCAACCTTTGTCGGCGACGCCCATAACATGGACATGATTCCAGACAATACTTATGACCTTGTGATTCTTGATCCGCCCTATAATGACGAAGAGGCCGCTAAATTATATGGCACACCAAAGCTAAAATACGGTAAATATATTGAAGAGGCAATGCGAGTTTGTAAGATCGGCGGCAAGGTGGCTGTCTACCATTGGGTTTGGACGCCGAGGCCAAAGAACGGTAAATATTGCAATCGAATTGTTGTCTTAACGAGGGTATGGCATAGGCCGAGAGTTTGCAATGTTTATATGAAGGAAGGTTAACTATAAAAGGAGGGTATTATGAAAGATGAGGGCGTAGTAACGATGGTATGTGTGGGCGGACTCTTTATAATGGGGAAGCTTTATGGAAAAACAATGCTGAAAGACCCGCGCGTGTTTGCAGTTATTGAGGATGGCCGGAAGATTCAGTTGAGTCCGTTGCCGGGAACTCCGGGAATGATAACTCTCAGCGAGTTCGCATTCATGTACGAGATACCGGAGGAAGATAAGAATCTTCAAGAACTGTATTACAGGGTGACCCACCCCCAGCCGGAAACAAAGACGACCAGCATTCCGGGGATTGTCGGTAACTCGTAAAGGAGTCTATTATTGAGTGAAGCCTATAAGGTGCTTTATGATTACGGCGATGTACCAACGCTCAAGAAATTTGCCTTGAGTAATGACAGGATTCGTTGTGCCATGGGGCCATTCGGTTCGGGGAAGTCGAGCGGATGTGTCATGGAAATCATACGCAGAGCCCATGAGCAGAGACCGTCTGCCGACGGGATACGGCGCTCTCGTTGGGTTGTCGTCCGAAACTCATACAGGCAACTGCTTGATACTACTATAAAAACATTCCATGACTGGTTCCCTCCAAGGATTTTCGGGGAGTGGCGTGTGACTGACCATTCTTATTTTATCACCAAATTCCCCGGAGTCCAACTCGAAGTCTTATTCAGGGCGCTCGACCGGCCAGACCAAGTGTCCAACCTTTTGTCTCTTGAAGTTACCGGAGCATGGTTCAACGAAGTCCGAGAGATACCCAAGACGATTATCGAGGCAATGGACGCCCGTATCGGTCGCTATCCCTCTGCGAGAGACGGAGGCCCCTCTTGGCTTGGAATTATAATGGACACCAACCCGCCGGACGAAGATTCATACCTGTATAAGATGTTCGAGAAGCTCCGCCCTGAAGGATGGAGGATATTCAAGCAGCCCTCTGGCCTTTCGGTTCATGCGGAGAACACAAAGCACCTGCCGAGAAATTATTACAAGAATCTCGCCCGCGGGAAAGATGAGATGTATATCCGGATTTATATTCATGGTCAGTATGGATATCTCGTATCGGGGAAACCGGTCTTTGCGTCATACCGGGACAACATCCACGTTGCCCCACACACTCTGGAAATCCTGAAGGGCATACCATTGATATCGGGATGGGACTTCGGGTTGCAGCCCACAGTGGTATTCGGGCAGATATCTCCTGTCGGTCAGTTAAGAATACTCTACGAACTTGTATCTGACGGAATGGGTTTGAGACAGTTCTGTGAAAACCAAGTACTTCCATTGTTAAGGCAGAAGTACTTTGGCATGAACGTGATGGGATACGGAGACCCATCGGGCATATCCCGTTCTCCCACTGACGAGAGTACTTGCTTTGATATACTTCATTCTCCTGAGATTGGACTGAGCAATATTATCTCTGCCCCTACAAACGCAATAGTACCAAGGGTTGGGGCGGTAGAACAGTTTTTGAATAAGATGAGCTACGGAGAGCCGGGGTTTATTCTATCTCCAGAAGTCCACTGGTTGAGGAAAGCAATGAATGGAGCCTATCATTACGATAAAGACCCCAAGGGCTCAGGGGAAGAGTATAAGCCAACCCCGGTGAAGAACTTCGCATCCCATGTTTCAGACGCGTTGCAGTATCTTTGCCTATACGTTTCCGAGGCAGAATCGTATGATAAACAGAAGAAAGCATTTCTTGCTCAATTAAAACAAAAGGAATACAGACCAGCGAGCAGTCTCGCCGCTTACTAAAAAGGAGAGCAGCTATGAGGGAACTAAAAATTGGAACCACACGTTATACAAAAGTATTCGCTACCGATGAGCCCGGTCAGGGAGGCGCTTGCCACCAGTATTGTATTATCCAGAAAGACAGCCTCCTTGTTTCTTCGGCAGGAGGGTTTGGGCATGTTGTCTTTCAGAATGGCCCGGTAAAGGAATTTGGAGTCAATGGATGCCATCAAGAAGATTTACTTGCAATTGTTATAGATCGGCTTGAATCATTTCAGGCTGGCCTCTACAAGTGCAGGGAGAACGCGCTGGCGATCACAAAAATACAGGAAGCTATGCACTGGCTGAATCACCGGACGAAAGAACGCGAGATAAGGGGAGTCGAAGGAACGAACGTATTATAAAATAGTTGAGGGCATAACCAAGAAGGAGCAAAGAATATGGACGCTATTGAAACAGCTTTTGATAAAAGCAAACGGAACGATGAGGAATGTGCTATGGATGGATGCCCAGAGAAAATAAGAGTACTTCCGGTTACCAAGATACTGACAGGGGGCGGATATATCTGGGAATGGGAGTTGTCCGATAAAGGCTGGAACGAGTTGAGCGGTGAAGATAAGGTAGGTGAAATTGTCGGACTATACGAACTTGAGGGCGGTTCTATTGTCTGTGATGTTAGGTGGCCAAAATTAAACATTATTTCAAAGAATATCTTTATGGGCGAGTTAAAAAAGGTTGAGGGCACAACCAAGAAGGAGTAAAAGATATGGACGCTATCGAAACAGTTTTTGATAAAAGCAAACGGAACGATGAGGTTATGCTCTCATTTGGCGGAAGATTAAGGGGGCAATTCAGCCTCAACAAAGCCTATCGAAGGCCGAAAGAGCTGGAGTGGCTGGAGTCCCTCAGACAGATAAAGGGGCTGTATGACCCTGATGTCAGGATAGAGCCGAACAACTCAAAGGTGTATCCCAAGCTGACTCGTTCAAAATTGAACACAGTTCTTTCACGGCTGCACGAGATGCTCTTCCCGGAGACAGATAAAAACTGGGAGATCGAGCCGACCCCCGAACCGACCATATCCAAAGAGAAGGTGAAGGAAATAGGGATGTCCCTTGTTTCTGAAGACCCGGAGACCGGAGAGGCTTCCATTCCTACCGAAGAAGACCTTTCGATGGCGATACAGAAGTATGTAAAAGAGACCTGCGCGAAGATGTCTTCTGAGATTGACGACCAGTTCACCGAGATGGATTATTCCGAAGAGACGAAGAAGGTTCTGCGCTCTGGGCTATCATACGGCACAGGTATCATGAAAGGCCCTTTAATTCTCAAGAAAAACAAGAGGAGTTGGGCTCCGACAAAGGGCGGCGATTATGAGGAAAAGGTCGGCAGTGTTGACAGCCCTGACTTAAGGTTTGTTCGATTGTGGGACTGGTTCCCGGATATGTCCGTTGTGGAGGCAGACAAGATGGAAGGCTCGTTTGAGCGGCACATCCTGACAAAGCATGACCTCCGACAGCTTGCCAAACGTGAGGACTTCTACGGAGACCTTATTACGAAGTTTATCAGAGATAATCCGGAAGGAAACTATGTCCCGCACAACTGGGAGGTAGACCTTCAAGTCATCGATGTCGAGGCAGGGACGGGAAAATCCGGAAGCAGCATCTCCACGGCAGTGGCAGGCTCGTCTGACTCAATGACAGCGGATGGCAATAATCGCACTTCTTACAGACAGATGGGTAAGAAATACGAGGGTCTTGAATTCTGGGGATATGTTGACGGAAGCGACCTCGCAGCCTGCGGGATTGAGATCGATGATGTCGAGCTCGAATACGCGGCGAATATCTGGCTCCTTGGCAATGTGATTATAAAAGCGAAGCTGTACGAGAAGGCGCTCGATGAGTATAAGGTTTTCTATTACGAAAAGGACGAAACAAGTATCTTCGGCGAAGGGCTTGCCAGAATCATGAGGCACTCGCAAATTGCGATAGCAGCAGGAGCAAGAATGGTTCTTGACAACGCAGCCTGTATTTCCGGCCCACAATTGGAAGTAAATTGGAGTCTCCTAACGGCAGATACCGACCTTACCTCCTTCTATCCAAGGAAGCTGTGGTTTAGAGAGGGCAAGGGAATTGACGCCTCCTATCCCGCGATACGCGACTTACAGTTTGAATCTCACATCACCGAACTCTTAACCATTATAGACGCCTTCAAGCAGTTTGCCGACGAAGAAACGACCCTGCCCACTTGGATGATCGGCCAGATGGTAAACAACGAAACGGCTCAGGCCACATCCGGCAGACTGGCTACGATTACCATATCAATCAAGGATGTTGTCAAAAACTTTGACACATTTACCGAAAAGATTATCCGGGACATGTACGCATGGAACATGGAGTTTAATCCCAGAACCGATATCAAGGGCGACTACAAGTGCAAGGCAAAGGGCGTTTCATCTCTCGTTATGAAAGAGATCAGGATGCAGGCGCTTGCTCAGTTGTCCACGACCCTGACCGAAGAAGAATGGGATTACATTCCTAAGCGTGAATTCCTCGAAGAAAAATTCAAAACTCACGACCTTAATATCAAGCTCCTCTCCGAAGATGAAGTTAAAAAGCTCAGGGAAGCAAGAGACAATTCCGCCCAGATGCAGCTTGCGATCAAGATGCAGGAAGCTGAAATTGGCTACAAGAAGGCTCAGACTGCGGCTCAGCTCACTAAAGCCAAGAAAGCCAACGTGGAGGCCATTAAAGACGCACAAGCTCCTCCTGAAGGCGCTGAGCAGACCGACCCAAGAATCACCGAAGAGGAGCTGGCTATCAAACAGGCGGAGAGAACGGCCAAGGAAGGTCAGATTGCCCAGAAACAAGAGGCTCATATTCAGGATATGTCTCATAAAAATGAGGCACATGCCACCAAAATGGCAATTGAGACCGAGAAAACGGCTCATGAGCTCGCAAACAAGAACAAG